ACTGCCAGTCCACCGGAGCACTGCCGAGATCAGCCAGTTGCCGGCGCGCCCGAGCGAAGCCCCAATCGACCGCATCCAGCGTCTCGTCGCGCGCCTGTTCATAGACCGTATTGAATGCGCGCGCTTCCGGCGAATCCTCGGCAAGATCGGCGATGCTCGACCTTGTGCCGATCCGCGACAATGAGAGATTGGCGATCTGGATGAGATCGGCCATGCGAACTCCTTCCCCGACAGGGGCTGCTTATCGTTTGGCCTTGGATTTGACGGCAGTGACCACCGGCGCCTTGGCCGGGCCATGCGGTGCTGTGGCGAGCGGCGCTTTCATTGTGACAGCCGGTAATTGACGGCGCCGCTGGTATAGGCTGAGCAATTCAACCGGTAGAGCACGCCCTTTTCCGGCTCGCTGATGCTGAGGCTGGTCGGGGCGGTGAAACTGGCTGCCGTGCCGCTGGTGTCGCGCGCAACCGGCACAAAGGTGGTGCCGCCATCGAAACTGCGTTCGACCGCGACGGTGCCCACGAAGGTACCCCAGAGCGCGATATTGAAATCACCCCACAGCGCCTTGGTGGCGGAGGTACCGGTGGCGGCGAAGCTGCCGGTCAGCACCTCCAGCGCTTCGTCATTGGCAGTGCTGCTGCGCTTGCCCATGCTTGTCTCCTCAGGCCAGGTCGATCGGGGCGGCTTCCTCGCCCTCGGGTTCGAAGGCGTCGATTTCCGCCACGGCCAAGGCCGCGTTCTTCGCCGCCTTGCGGGCTGCTGCATCGAGCGGCAGCAGGTTGCTGCCTGGCAGGCCGTCATAGTCGAGTTCGCTCTCCGCCTCCTGCAGGCGGTCGCCGATATAGGAAAGTTCCAGCACGCGGTAACGCGGCATCTCTGTCTCCGTCGTGGATCAATTGGGAAAATTCATCGCCGCAACCGGCAGGGCGGGAACGATCATGCCGTCCCTACCCTGCCGCCACAGATCAGAAGCCGCTCACATTGAGGCCTTCGGGATAGGCGACATTGGCCTGCAGGTCGAGCGCCAGGCCGGCGGTGAACTTGCCGGCGGTCAGCGGCCCGGTCGCCACCGTATAGGTGACACCGAGATAGCGCTTGCCCGCTGTCCGCGAAGCCGGCACGTCGCCGCGCAGGATCTGCGTGCCGGCGGTCAGGCTGGCTTTGCCGATGGCATCGCTCTGTTCCAGCACCACCGGATTGGTCAGGAGATCGGCACTATCCGCCGCGACCAGCGCAAACTGCACGGTAGCAGCACCCGAGGCCGTCACATCCTGCGTCACGGCGATGAAGAACTCCACGTCACGGCCGGGGCCGAGATCGCGGGTGGCGCTGAGATCGACCACATTGGTCGAGTTGGCGGTCGCGGTCACCGCCTGGCTGTTGGAAAACAGATTCGTATTGTCGAGGATCATGGATTTGTCCTTTTCGAGAGGCCGGCTGCGATGACCGCGGCTCAGACGACGCGCGCTTCGGTATTGAGCAGCTGGTCGACCAAGCGGATCGGGATGCCGCGGAAGGCGGTCAGCGGATTACCCTGGGCATCCTCGACGGTGTGGAAACCGAGGGTCGGCTTTTCCGTCTGCTGGATATCAGCCCAGGTCTTGACCGCACGGTTCACATAGAAGACCGGCCGGCCGAGCTTCAGGCTGGGGATCTTGCCGATGGCACGGATGAAGAGACGCTGCAGGTTGACCGGAGAACCACCGGAAAGCGAAGGCACGTCGATATTGGCGATGCGCACGGCAAAGCGCCAGTCGCGCACGGTCAGGCCGCACTTCCACTGGTATTTGGTCTGATAGGCCTGGTACTTGCCGCCGGTGCCGTCATCGATCGGCGCCGGGGTCGAGACATCCTCGTGGGTGAGGCCGGCCTTGGTCTTCTTCGGATAGATGCCGTGAATGGTGCGCTTGCCCCAGACCAGCAGCCAGATGCTGGTATTGTTGGAACCGGTGCCGCCGGCATCGATCACGTTATTGGCGGTCTGCGCCAGCGTCGACTGCACCGTGTTATAGCGCGGCGCGAGACCCTGGAAGCGTTCCGGATTGGCCGCGATATTGCCGTAGAACAGCGTCTGGGCCATTTGCTGGTTCATGCCTTCGAGGAAGGCTTCGTCTTCGGAGAGACGGAAGTCGGCGGCATTGCCGTTGAGATCGGCGAGATCCTTGTCGACGATGCTGTAGGTCTCCAGCATGCCGCAGGTATCGGTGATCTGCGCCGTGGTCGATTTCTGCGGCTGGGCACCCTGATAGAGCAAGCGCCAGGTCGCCTGCGGCAGGCCGGTGCGGATCGTGGTCAGGTGACCGGTCGGCAGATTGCCTTCCACCCAGACCATATCGTCCAGCACTTCATTGGTTTGCGAGAGAATGTCGATCACATCCGCGATCTTGTCGTCAGCGGTCATCCGCTTCGCCAGATCCGTGATGCTCAAATACTGACCACCGATGGTCGCCATGAACTACTCCTGTTGTTGGGATACCGGAGCCATGTCTATTCGCGCGGCCCGGACAGATGGTTGGAAGCCGCGCTCAATCGCGCGGCTTCAGGGGATCATTGGGATAGAGGCGATCGGCGCGGCTCCGGATGTCCTGGGCGACACCGCGCCCGAGCACCAGAGCATCTTCCGAGATCGCCTTGCCGATGCGGATGAAGGCGCGAATGACATCGGGATGGTTGCCCGCCCCGCTGACATTCAAGGCCTGGCGCAAGGCATCGCCGCCGAAACGGTCGACAGCCTTGGCAGCCACAGCGAGATTGCCGGCAAGCTTGGCGCCGCCGATCTCACGATCGGTCTTCACCGCCTGCTGCCAGTCATGCTGGGTTTCCGCCCATAGCTTATAGGGAGCCTCGACGGCCTCCTTCAGCTTGTTGGCATAGAGATCGACATAGGATTGCGCGCGCTCCTGGCTGAGGCCATCGGCAGCGAAAAGCTGCTTGGCCTCGGTCAGGGAATGCGGGTCGATCTCGATGCCGGTGGGCAGGGTGAAGTCCGCATAGTTCTCCGCCGTCGGTGTCGCGGCCTCATCGCCGGGCGGCACAGTCTCGTCGGTAGAAGCTTGCGGTTGCCCGGTTTCGGCTGGCCCTGCCGCCGCATGATCGGCGGGGCCCTCCGGTTGGCCGAGCATCGTCTGGCGAGGGGCGACCGCTTCGGTGGTGGTCTGCGCGGTATCACTGTCAGACATGGGATGGATCCTTTCGTGCCTCTTTGGTCATCGTCACATAGAGATCGGGACAGAGCCGGTTGATCTGCTCCAGCACCCAGAGCCCGATCTGGCGCTTACCTTCATTGAGGAAGGTGTAGCTGTTGCCGGTCATGATCGGCTGGAACACCTGGGCTTCGCCGAGCAGCCGCCAGGCAAAGGCGCGGAACATCGGCTGCTGCATCAGCGCCTTGAAGTCCTCTGCCTCCTGGCGTGATTGCCGACGCAACTTCTCGCGGCGGTCATCCACTTGCACGCTGTCGCCGAGGTCGATGCTGTCGCTCATTCGCGCTCCATTGGTTGACATCACTACTGTCATTCCCCCTCACCCCAACCCTCTCCCGCGAGGGGAGAGGGAGAATTTGGCCATCGAGTAACGACAAGCCGCGGCTCGCCAACCTCTCAATACGGCCACCATTCGACGGCGTGGGTACGGGCTGCGGCGGCAGCACTCCCTCTCCCCTCGCGGGAGAGGGTTGGGGTGAGGGGGTGAGCGATGACTGTCAAAACCCAATGAAAATGCTCACTGCCCGCCCGGCATGCCGCCACCCGCACCCAGACGGCTCACCACCTGGTCCAGGGCCGAGCCGCCATCGGCGAGCTTCGTCTCCGATAAGGTCTTCGCGCCCTGCACCGCCTGTTGGGTCGCAGCCATCATCTGCTGTTGCTGCATCGCCTGGGCGCGGGCGGCACGGGCCTTGTTCACCTGGTCGCTGGTAAGCACGATGCGGGGCGAAATCCCCAGCGCATCGCCGTATTCATCGACGGCCGCATCGAAATCGAGCTTGTCGAGCACCTCCGGCTTGGCGCCGGCGAGATTACCGACGAAGCCAGCCATGCGCTCGATGCTGCCGGTCTCGGCCGCCTTCTGCGCCTGCGCCAGGGTCGAGATGTAATCGATATCGAGCTCCTGGCCGCGCAGTTCCGGCGGCGGTGGCGGCAGCAATCCATTCGACAGCATGATGTTGAAGATGCGGTCGATCGCCGGGTCGAGCAGCTCATCATGCAGCCGCTCCAGCACCGGCCCCAGCATCAGCAGCTTTTCCTGCTTACGCTCGATGATCTCAGTCGCCGAGCGCACGTCGTCGAGCTGCGAGATCATCAGGAAAAGATCGGCGAAGAACGCCTGGTTGATCTGGTTGCGGATATCCTCGATATCGGCGCGCAATTCACCGAGCTCGATATTGACCTGATAGGCCGGCGCGAAACCCGCCCCTGCCCCGCTATTGGGCGTATACGTGATGCCGCCGGGCAGCACGGACATCTCCGTGTTCTTCATCTGCACATTGGCGATCATCGGCGGGTTGACCTGTTTGGCGATGCCCTGTGCCTTCTGCTTCTGCTCGAATTGCAGCTGGCGCACGAAGGGCAAGGCGTCCATGCCCGGTGAACGGCCATAGGTCTCAGCACCGGTCAGATGCCAGCGCGCCGCCTGGAACGGCCGCTCCTTGAAACCGCTGACGCTGAGCGGCCGGTCACTGCCGATCTCCCAATAGACCGAGCGATAGGGCATGTTGCCGTTATCGATATAGCCGAAGACGCGGCTGTCATTGGGCTCGATTGCATGGCAGATGCGGTGTTCGTCATCGAGTTGCCCGTCGCGATAGCGCTGCTGCACGGTGTCGGAGCAGTTCTCCAGCCCGAAGCGCGCCACCATGCCGGTGGTGGTCAAGGTGAAGTCGCGGTAGAGCGTATCGACTGTCTGCCGGTGGTCATGCGCCAACAGGTAGTCGCCCACCGTCAGCGGATAGCAACGGATAACATCCTGGTCATCTTCCAAGACGAGATTGACCGCCGTGCCGAACACCGCCAGCTCTTCATAGAGCGTGGCAAAGGCGTTGTAGAAGTTCGACTTCGCCATCACGCGCAGCATGCGCTTGCGCACTT